ACACCAACCAAAGAGGAAATAAAAGAGAATATACAATCAGCTGAAACACCAACCACAGAGGAAACTGGTGCTGTTAATGTATCTTATTCCCCATCAAATTTAGAAAGATCATCACCAGTATCATCTGAAAATAATATAGATCAAGATGCAGTTGTAAATGAACTTAAAGTTGGTGTGCAACAATTAAGAGATTCTCCCAATAAACAGCAAGGTATTATGGACATGATGGGAAATTTGTCACAAAAATTTAGTGGATTTAAAGGTCAAGAATCAACACTAGAATCAAGAGCTGAAAATGTGCAACAAACAAATGACTCTCTCACTAATATGTTTAAGAATTTTGGGTCGAGTATGAACACGCCTACCACAAGCGATACTTATAATATGAAGCCAGTAGAAGTCCCACCTCCAGAACCATCAAGCGGAAGTCAAATGAATCAAAAATCATCTCAATTATCTGAAAGTCAAAGAATGGAATCTGTTCCTGATATAGGTGATATGATGAACCGTATTATTAATAATAATAGTCAAGGTAGTACAGGTGGTGGTGGCAAAGGCAAACCTGCTGATGTTTACGATTCAACATTAAATAAGGCGTTAGGGGTAGCAATCTAATGGCACTTAAAGACCTTTTAGATAACGTAGAAAAAAATACCTCCGAAAAAGAAAAAGTATTAAAAAGTATTGGTGAAAACTTTATGGCTCTCTCTGGTATAGCCAGAGATTTGAATGTCGCAGGTCAAAATCTAGCAATAGTTTTAGAAGGTAGAGATGTTGACCCATCTAAAAAACAAGATGCTTTCTTTTTAAAAGAAGAAGAGAGAGAGAAGAAATTAGAAGTTGAATTAGGTAAAGATGAAGGTGTAACTCAAGTAACAAGTGGTAAAAAGAAAAAAAGTTTCTTTGAATCATTAAAAGATATGTTAAAACCTGGTAAAATATTTAAAATATTAGTTGGTGTTTTAGCCATCGGTGGTCTTATGGCAGTTGTCTTTAAAAATTTTAAAGATGAAATAATGGAAACAATGAAAGATATTCCTAAAATACTTAAAGAAAAATTTACAGAATATACTCAAAAAATAAAAGACGTTTTTATAAATGCAGTTGAAAGTTTAAAAGAAAAAGTTAAGCCGTTATATGAAGATTTTGCTGAGAATGTAGGTGAGTTTTTTAGTAAAATAGGAGAAAGAGTAACAGCAATGTTTTCTAAGGTTGTTAATTTTTTTAGCCCTGTTGTAAATTTACTTAAAAAAGGGTATGAATTAGTAATGTCTGCAATAAAAAAAATTCCTTTTGCCGATTTAATTATACCAAAAACTGAACAAGAAAAAAAGAAAGAGGTATCAGAAAGACGAAGAAAAAAACTTAGAAAACAAGTCATACGAGAATTAAAAAGAGAGGATAAATTAATAGATGTATCTTTTTTTGAAAAAATTGGAGCTAGAGGTGAAGATGCAAAGATAAGAGCCAGATTACAAGAAGAAGCAAACCAAAGACTTATTGAATTAAAACTTGAAAGAAAACTTAAAGCAATTGAAGAGATACAAGAAGAATCTGGTGTAAAAGAACCAAAAACAAAACCAACACCTATAACTGAAGATCCTGCAAAGAAAAAAACGGTTACAAAAATAATTGGTGATGAAGATATTAAAGCAATGATTAAACAACACGAAGGTTACCGTGATAAACCATATAAAGATTCAGAGGGTTTATGGACCATTGGTTATGGACATTTAATTGGTGATGGTAAATCTTTACCCGATAGTATGAATAGAAAATTTAGTAAACAAGAAATTGATGAAATGTTTGAAGAAGATTATGCTCATCATAAAAAAATAGCTGAGAGAACACCTGGTTATAATAAAGCTAATTATACTGGTCAAGCAGCTATGATAGATTTAGGTTTCAACATGGGTAAATGGTGGCCAGAATGGCCAGTTACATCTAAGGCTTTGAGAGAGGGTAATTTTACAGCAGCTGCAAGAGGTCTTGAAGATAGTCAATGGTATGGACAAGTTGGTATAAGAGCACCAAAAATAGTTGCAATGATTGAACAAGGTGATATAAAAGGACCAACTGGTGATGATATTGCTTCAGGTTCATCATCAATTAGTGCGGCTCATAGTCAACAAAGAAAACCAAAAACACCTATGATTGTAAACAATATATCAAACAATAATAGAAGCCTTAATGTGCAAAATGATGTTATTGCAAAAGATAATTCTAGTATAAACCCATCAGAAAATTACGCCTAAAAAAAACCCCGCCGAAGCGGGGTTCAAAATGTTCATAATGTGAACAATTTAGTTATTCACTAAATCTTTAAAATGATTCAAATCATCTTCTTCAGTTACTTCTGAAGTATCAAACGTAGATGCTTCATCATCTGTAATTACATTTGTTTCAGCCTTAGTTTTTGGTAAATCAGTACCATCAATACCTAAAACTTTATCTAATCTAGCTTTGAGTAAATCATAAGATTTGAAGTTACCAGGAGAAACAAACTCTTTTAAAGAATACTCTTGGTCGAAAAGCTTTTTCAACTTATCTTCATCACCATCAAATAAAGCATTAGGACTTGCAAATTCAGACTTATCATAATTACGATAACCTTCTACTTTGCGAATCTTAAGCTTGAAGTTAGCACCTTCCCAAAAGTCAAATGGGTTGATTGCTGTTTCATCTTGAAACTCAGGATTCATTGCTTCTGAAAGTTTATCAAATATTTTCTTACCAAATTTATAAAGAAAAACTTTACCTTCATTCTCTGGATTAGATGGGTCAGAAACGACCATAATATTTGATATGTGAGAAAGCTTACGCTTCTGTTTTCTAGCAATATCTTTGTTTGCTTCAATACCAGAATTCCAGAGAACTGAATTGTATTCACTTACTGGATCTTTTTGGTTTAAAGTAGTAAGGGAGTTTTCAATGTACCAACCACCTGGACCTTGAAAACCATGTGAGAATAATCTTACCCATGGCAATGAATCATCACCATCTAATGGTGGTGCAGGTAAAAAACGAATAACTGCCATACCATTACCAGATTTATCTACTGTTGGTTGCCAGAATCTTGTATCATCTCTGGAACCAGCTTCAGCTGGTGCAGCTGAAGATTGTATCGCTTTATTTAGCTTAGCTAAAGAGTTGCGATCCCTCTTGAGGTTTGCAAAACTGCTCATAATATTCCTTTCGTATTAACGTAGTATTAACGGAGTATAAACGACTTATCCACATAATCATAACATAAATTATTTTAGGTGTCAACTAAAATTCGGTTTCTTGCCTTGAAGAAAATGAAATTGGTGTTATAAAGTTCACTTGTTCAAATGCAAATGTTCTGTGCCCTCTCATAGCAGTATGAAATTCTCCTGCACGATTTGGGTGGAAGTTTCCAACACTTTCTTTTTTACCTTTACCTGGATACCCACCTTCTTTTGTACCATGTAAATGAGCTTCATCAGAATCATGTGATTTGTGTAATACAGAATCTTGTCCATATTTTTCACCATGTTTCTTGAGAAAACCTTTTAATTCACCACCATCTTTACCTTTCTTACCAACAACTAGATAAGAATGTTCATCAACTGGTCTTGCTTGTGGTGTGCCATGATTTTCGATATAACGGCCCTTTACTCGTATGAAGCCGTGACCAGCTTTACGAATATCTTTCTCTAAAGATTTATTTCTAGATTTATTTTCACCAGATGTATTCTCACCACGGTGAGCAGTAATCATACCAATGTTTCTGCCTTGAGTGTGTGAATGTACTCTGCTTAAGCTAGATTCGTTGTATAGTGTTTTAAACTTTTTCATGTTCTTTATTTATAACCTCTTTTAAAACAAGTTTATATTGTACCTCATTATACTTTACAAATGGGGCATACTTGATTATTTTTCGGCAATATTCAGGCCATCTAATAGTATCAGTTATCTTTCTATTCCAAGTTCCAAAAAACTTTAGGATCGAATTTAAAATACATATGGTTTCAATCTCAACTTCCTTTTGTAATGCCTTTTTTAGTAATATTGGGTAGTCACCAGATGTTTTTAGTACATCATTCGGATTTTCTAAACCCTCAAATAAATTTAAACAATCATTTTTAAAAGTGTAAGATAGAGATTGTATAACCTTTTGTCTTTTTAAATATACTGTGTTTGACTTTTCCTCCAGTAAATCACCGATCCATAAGTTTTCGTTTTCTAAAAGATTCGCTATGACAAATGAAATTAGTTCTTCTCTTTTTATATATCTCCTTGAGATTTTGTAGAAAAACCATTTATCTTTCCTATTTTCAAAAGCATTAACTGATACTCTAGATTTACCACCATACTTAAAATAATCAAAACTATCTTTTGTAAAGTGTAGCTTCAACGAGTTGAAAAGAGCAAATGTTTCATAACCGGTCATATAGGTAACTTTGAATCTTTAGTTTTTAATAAATTTAATTCACTTGCTTGTAACTCAATTTTAGATTTCAAATTAGCATTTACAAGTGAGGCGGCTACTTCTATTTCCAATTCAGTTTCTTTACAGTATTCTACAATTGCTTCTATATAAGTATAATCTGTGGTTGAAACTTTTTCTTCTATGGATACAGCAAACTTTTTCATTTCATCTTTTGTAGCCATATATTATGCACCACCATAATAAAGATTGCGGTAGTCCGTTGCATTTGGAGATGATGGTATACTCTCATCACTAGGACTATCTACTCTTAGAGTAGCTTCAGCAGGTCTATCTGATGGAAAAGGCCAAGTTGATTGTAATGCAGCCTTTTCATTCTCTTCATTTTGTCTATAAACAAGTTCTTGGTCTATAACTTTTTCCCAAGTTGTCTTTGTATCAGTAGCTGACCCATGTTGACCATTTAATTGGCCTTGACCATTACTATAATATATACTATCGCTATCAGTTGTCATAAGTGTTTGACCATCAAATTGAAATTTCATTTGATTGTTGTTGTTTTCATCTTCATCTTCATTATCAACATCTAAAGCTTCAGATGGAAAATCTGATTCAATTAAGTTTTGAAAATCATGTTGAAGATTAATAATGTCTATTAGATCATCAACTTCTTTATTGATAATAACAGAATTATTATCACTTGTGTATT